TAAGGCATCTCTGACCGCCTCCTGACCTTGATCTATGAGACTATACAATTGTCCTCTAGTATACTCATAGTCCTTCTCTCTGTCCTCTGTAACATCTCTAAGTTGATCCTTGCGTTTAGCACAACCATTTTCGGGTGTATCAGATACTTCAATATCCAACATGTCTTCCATGTTTTCTTCTAAACTTTTCATAAGAATGACATTCCTTCATTAAATCCAAAGTCATCGTCAGCAGTTACAAGTGCGTCATCTGCTGCTGTAACCTGACCATCCTGATTAATATCAGTCTTCGCTTTGGGTGTGTATGATAACTCAACGTGTCTCTTATTAACATTAGTATCACCAATAGTTTCAATAATACGAGACTTACGAATAACATCTGCCTTGGTGTAAGGACCGTAGATATAAGACTTACAAGTAAACTGCATTGAATATGTTATGCTACGTCTTGTAGTAAAATCATCCTCCCAATCATCTTCAAAATCAACATTATTTAAAACAACAGCAACATCTCTAACCTCATCCATATCTGGAATGAACTTAAGACTCATACTAAATGATGGTTGAAAGAAAGGAAGAATCTGTTCTAATATTTGAAGTCCATCATCCTGAGACTTGGCAAGAATACCAACTTCAAATGAAATGTTATAAGGAACAGGTACATACTGAGTTCTTACTTCATTACCTTCATCGTTAATAACTGTCTTATACTTCTGTGTAGCAGGTGTTTTTCTTGAAGGATCATAATCAATACCAGTCATTTCAAAGTACATACGTGGCATGGTAATTGCTACCTTTCTACCATCAGTAGGATTACCTTGCAACCTATATAAAAACTTTTGCTTTGGTCCATAAGCAAGAGGAACTTTCTCAACTTCCATTACTTGACCATCAACAATCTTCTTCAATTCAATATTATTGAAAAGAGTACCAAATGAAATGACAGTTTTTCTAACTGCTTGATTATAAAATTGTGTTCCTAACATCAGAAGCTACCTGTATAATTACCAAATTCACCAAATGGGTTCTTCTCACCCCAATCAATTAAATCATCTGCACCATCTTCAATCGCTTTATTTTGATCCCATTCAGTGCTCTGGTTATCAATTGTAGAGAATGTCCCTAATGTATATATGGCATTAGATTCAACCCCTCTAATCATGTCACCATCAAGGAAGTTACCTGTACGGTTCATGACTTCAAGTGTATTTGTAACACCATTCCAATCAGCAACCTCAGCAATAGTAGCACTCATTAGATCGTACATAGTTGCTTGTCCACCACTAGTAGAAGTCTCCTCCCAAGCATTAATAATATATTTTACATTGGCAGAATCATAATAGAAGAAACCAGGAGTAGTAGTTGCAGTAGTTCCATTGTATTGATAAACATAACTAATACGTTTATCTTCAAACTTCCAATAGAAATACTTCTTCTGTGTAGTAGTAGCAAATACAGGATCAAATGCACCAAGTGCAGTTACAGTAATAACTTTATTAGCAGAAGTCCACGTTCTTCCTGCACCTTGTGCAGTAAATCCACCTATAACAACATGTTCATCATTAACAAATTGAATTGCTGTTGGTGGAGCATCAATAGTAATGGTTGGAGGATTGTTGCCAGTAACATCATACCCACTACCACCATTAACAATAGTAAGAGTAACTACACCACCGTCCATTATTGAAGTTGTGATAATTCCACCACTTCCATTACCAGCATTACCAATAGTGACATTTGGTGCTACGTTATATCCAGTACCAGCAAGTGTTACTGTTGCTAGTGATATTGCACCAGTAGAATCCACTTCAAGAGTTCCAGTTGCAGTTTGTCTAGTAGTAAGTCCGACATTAAGAGTGGTGATATTACTAAACTCTCTTTCAATATCATCAACTTCATCAATACCTGTATCAAACTTATCAGCACCCTGCTCGTAGATCTCAGCAGTGAGTTGATAGAAATACTGTTTGCCTAACTGGAAGAACGGATTCTCTCGTTCAACATACTTGATCTCATATAGATCCTCTGTCAATGGGAAGTATATTAAATCTCCTTCATTAGGTCTTCCATCTACAGAAAGGTTCAATGCTGGATTAGCAGACTGTTCCCATCTTCTACGTGACACAACAAAACTAATCTCATCGGTTATTCTCAAACCAAACTTACTTACAAACTCAGCACCAGCACCAAATCCCTCAACATTCACAAGAAACATCTCTATCATATAGCTCTGATTAAATTCAGATTGTATGACTTCTCCAAGAGACTTATCCTTAAGATGTACTCTAGGAATATAAAACACATCAGAACCAAACAACTTGATCTGTTCATCAACCAAGTCCTGTACAAGATTCTGTTCGGTGGCAACACCACCGTGTTGAGGAAAATATACTTTTTTCATCCGATCATATCAAATGGTGGTAATTCGTATGTAGTAGTAGATGCTTCTTCTATCTCAGCAATTTCTTTCTGAGCATCTTCAAAGATCTCTCTACCATTAATGGCAACTCCACCTGGAAGTTGGATACCATTAAACTTAATTAGGTTTTGACCCCACTGTCTTTTAATAAGAGCAGTAGTATACTTCTTCAAGAAGATATCACTATAGACTTGAGTATAGGTATCAGGATCTAATGCTCTATGACATTCAACAATGACATGAACATCTTCATCAAGCATATCCTTACCTACATCAATATAAAGTCTGTCCTGTCTCATATTAAATCTGAACTGAACAAAAGAACCATTGTTCAGAATCATATCCATACTCTCCATCCACTGCTTAACCATGTAATAGTTAAGGAAGTCAAGAGAACCTACAGCATATAGATCATTTAAAAAGATTTGATACTCTATACCAAAAAGGTTATTTCTAATTGCGTTACTAGCAAGACCCCATACTTTAGACACACCAACAACATCAGCAGGTAAATCAAGATATCTATCCCTTACTTCCCACACTGTAGTGTTGGGAGCAGTACCTAACGTGGTTGTAGTATTCTGTGTTTCAAATTTTGTTTCGTCATCAGCAGTAAACTTATGCTTCATATAAGCAAGTTCAACACCATCGTAATGTCTCATACGATAATATTGAAGAGCATCATCAATTGAGTCCTCTATCTGATCGTCATCCACATTGATCTCTAGGACTGGGTGACCCAACTTTCTCAAGCAATAATCTTTTAATTGGTCCCTACTGGCAGGTTCAGCCATAAAAATACCTACACTTTTCCTAATACTTATTTAGGATCTACTTGAGCGTTAACATGCCAGGATAAAATAGTCTTTCTATTATCGGTATCATTTACAGGAGCACGATGTGCTACAAAACTAGGGAAAGTCATGATATCCCCCTCTTCAACATCAGGTACAAAGACCTCATTAGTCATAGTATTTTTAAATTCTGTACAAGGAGATCCTTCTGGAAATTCCAAATAGTATACTGAAGTGAACATGCATTCCTCATGTACATGCCATCCATGTTTGCCACCTTTTTCATATTGTTGATACCAAAAATTAGCCATAGAAGCATTTTTATATCCCATTTCAGTAGTTACATTCTTAACAAACTCATATATTGGTTGTTGTATATCTATCCAATATAATTTTCTAGAATATGAATCAGTACCCCAATCAGAAAATATATTCATAGTATCACTTTTAAGACTTTTCCCGTGACGATCTGAATTAATTAGTCTTAATGTTTGATCTTTATACTTCTCATGTTCTGGAAATTTTTCTATAGAACATATAGAATCGTAAGTAAATATTTTCATAGTACTTGCGTTTTTAAATATGATGGATCTATTTGTATTAAAGTATTTACAGTAAATCTATATGGATGTGCATTATAACTAGATGAATATATTTTATGTGGGATAGAACTGTCAAATAAAATCATTCTTCCTGGTTTATAATCTGAAAGATACTCAACTTCACTTAGATCATCAGTTCTAAAGACTGTTCCACCATCCCATTCCAAATCCCATTTTGAATTTGCATAATACAATAAACTAAGATAAGAACTGTCATTTGTATGTGCATCTGCATGATATCTATTAGTTGAGTTATCTCTATTAAATAAATTAATCCATGATTTTTCAATCTTACCACGATTGACAATTCTTTTTAATGTAAAAGATTCTGGACTTGTTATACTATTTAAAATAGATTTAATAAATCCTACATCTACATTTTTACCAAAACCACTGATACCTTTAAAATCCTGTAATACTGTATCATTAGAAGGAACTAAAGGATACTCCTGAGATCTTAATTGAAAGAATATATCATTGATTAATGATACAGGACAAAGATCATCATAAACTGTAAGTAACTTTCCACTCTTGGTATTAATTCTAGTTTCCATTTTTATAAATGTGCTCCTTCAAAAATTCATGATGTGATGGTAATGTCTTCACATATTCAATTACTTCTTCCCTATGTTTTATCCATTGATTAAAAGTTTCTTGTACTTCCTCTAAAACTTCTGGATGATCTTCTACAAGTATTTTCATAAAATGTTTGGTTAATGGTTTATACCCAAACCCTGCTTGAATATAATTCCATCCAGTAGTTTGTATTGTCCACCTCTTATTCATCATATTTCCAAAGACACATGCTTCAAAGGCATCTTTAAAGGCAACCATATTATTAACTGACACATCATATATGTTTTTAAAGTCTTCAACTTCATGTGCCAATCCAACTAATTTTCTTCTAGTCTGAAATTTCCAGTAAGGAGTATCCTCTCTTGTACCCATTGCATAATGCATTGCAACAAAATCCCTAAACCCATCCATTTCATTTCTTGAAGCAAAATTATGACAATCAATATCATATTGATTGCAATTAAAATTGCGATCTTTAATTATATCACACAATCTCAGTGCAATACTATGGGTTGAGACTAAGCTAGTTGATTCTAATGGTTCAACAAATGCATAAGATAAACCAACCCCAACAACATTTTTAACCCATCCTTTTTCACGAATACCATGTCTAATATTAATCTTTCTTACTTCTGCTTCTTTTGCACGTTTTTCAAATCTAGGATCTCTTGCTAAATGTTTTCTAAATTCTTTTTCTGCTGTTTCATCATCAACAAAATCACTTGAGTATACATAACCAGTTCCTATCTCATTCCACAAAGGAATATTCCAGACCCAACCATTCTCAATAGCAGTACAATTAGTTTCATTACGTATCTCTGTTTCTTTATCAACATAAGGAATATGAGTTGCCAATGCACTATCATTAGACAACCAAGGTTTATAAGACAAGAACTTAGATCCCATCTCTTGTTCTAATAAAACAGATTTAAATCCTGTACAATCAACATATAAATCAGCACTGTACTTTCCAGATTTTCCAACTACAGATGTTACATATCCATCTTCATCTTTTTCAGTGCCGACAATATCATCATAATGATGTTCCACACCAGATGGAATACAAATCTTTTCTTTTAAAAACTGTCCTAATTGACCAGCATTAAAATGATATGCAGTCTCATGTCTAAAATTAAATCCATCTATATATCCCTTTTCATTTTTAGTACAACGATTAAATCTTGCTAAGTATGTATTTTCATTATGAAATTCTGTAAATGAATGATCATCAAGACCATCAACACTAGCAGCTATCTTACCCCAAGTCATAATACCATCTTGTAGATTATAATTACCACCAAAGGGATATTCTATTTCATGTCCAATCTCTTTAAAATCTGTAAATCTAATAGAGTTTTTATATGTGCCATTACAATAAGGCATCCACTCTTCATCTTCCAAACCAAGTAATTGAAAATAATTATTGATAGATCCGATAGTAGATTCTCCTACACCAACAGTAGGTACAGAATCTGATTCCACTAAAGATATTTTAATATTATCTTCAGCAAAAAATTTAGACATAAAAGAGGCGGTCATCCATCCAGATGACCCACCTCCTACGATAAGTATACTTTTTATTTTCATGTTATAAAATAATTAAAAGATCAATACAAACTGACTAATCTTTATTCCCCAGGATTTCTTGTCGTTGCTTCATCACTCATTTGCTTTGCTGTCTTAATATTAGCAGCATTTACAACTGCTTCTTTATCAGCAGGAATAGATGTGGTATTAGGATCAGCTGTCATACGAGCAACTTCTGCATTATATATTTCATCCATTGCCATACGAGCTCTGTTTTCAACTACGTTCTTCACCCATTCGGCAGGATCATATGCAACATATTCCATAGCCTTTTGCTGGGCTTCATTCAACGTAACTGTGTAGGTTGTGTCTGCCATGAGTCTTAGTTCCGAAAATTAATAACTTTGTTTTTATTTATAATGTTTTTTACTATGCAATTTGAACGCCAGCAAAGTGGTTCCAACTTCCACCATGAGCATTACCACTATTGTATACAGTACATTCTGCATAATCTCCTTGATTCAAATACCAAGTAACAGAAACTACTGTAGGAGCATAATTTCCAGTTTGCCTATCACTAATAGAATGACTAGCATTAGTACTACCATTTAACATAATGGCAAAACGGGTATCACTATCACCACTACTAGTTATACCAGACATTGTAAGTATATAACATCCTGTTTTTGGTGCGGTAAACCTACCAGTTGAAGCATTAAATCCACTATTGGTACTATTACCACTGGCAACCTCACTTGTAGTATAAGTTTGCCATACGCTTCCTTCACCATGATTACTATTGGGATATCCAGAAAAGAAAGATCTAACAACATGACCACCACAATATTGATCAGAATTAGTAGATCCACCTGCTAATCCATGCTTTTCAACAACATCTGTATTATCAACTTTAAGATTTACTTCAGTATCATACTGAAAACCATCTCCACGTAATGTAATTGCCATTTTATTATCCTCCGTATGGTCCTATGTATGTTCCTGAAAAATGATTCCAATCATTAGTATGAGATTTAACACCTTCATGATCTGCCATTGCAACCCAATCACCTTCTGCTAAATTACAGATATAAGTAGCTGGTCTATTGTTATGACCTCCTCCATATTGAGAAGTGTTGATAGTTCTTCTACTATGGTATGTAGCATTTACATACAGTGCATGACGATTATCACTACCACTAGAATTGGTTATACTATCAATAGTGAACAAATATATCCCAGCTCTAGGAGCAGTAAATCTACCATTAGTAGTATTAAAACAATCTCCATTTTGCCCACTATGACCATGAGATGAGGTATAATCTCTAGCATGTGTTGTTGTGCTACTAGAGGTTTCAGTAGTTGATGCATGATATTTAAACCAAGGTCTTTTTCTAGCAGCAGAGTTGCCAGATCCATCATTAGAACTAATAGCACCATTTGAATGGTGTGTACACATTATATTACCGTTAGTATCACGGTAGAACATTGCACCATCAGAAACTATCTGATTTTGATTAATTGAAGTTGCCATATGTTTATCCGATTAGTGTTCCACCCCATTTAGACCAGTCACCACCATGTGCTCCTGACCCTTCATAAGTTCCTATTTGAACATAGTCTCCAGCTGCTAAACTAAGATTTATATTCTGATTGGTAATACCTCCATGTCCCTGACCTTGAGCCATACAAATAGATCTAGCTGCATAAGATCCATTTACATAAACTGCTATTCTACAATCAGTAGTGGTACTATTAGTTATACCGTGACCACCAAAATGATAGACACCTGCTACAGGAGCCGTGAATCTATCACTACCACACCAGTTACCACCATTAACATTCCTTTCAACTCTACCTTGACCATCCCTAGCAGAACTAAAATCATTCCAAGTATGTTGATTTTGCTGACCAGATGTATTTCTTTGAGTATGACAAAGTGGGTGATATTGTTTATAAGTTCCTTGAGCAGCTCCTTGGCCACTACCCTTAGATTCCTGTACTTGTATACCACCTGATAGGACACCCTCACTACTGACTGTTGATCCTATATATTTTTCAATTGTATTCTGGTCAGTTGAGATGCTGTCACCTCCAAATGTTATTGCCATAGGATTATTTCCTCCTTAGTTCGTCAATCTCTGATTTGAGATCTTTAACTGCTTCAATTAGAACACCAACGATGTTCGCATAAGCAACGGATTTAATTCCGTCTGCACCCTCATGTACTAAGCATGGGAATTCTTTTTCAACTTCCTCAGCAACAACACCCATATTATGTGTTCCATTGGACTTGTAATCCCACTCAACACCACGTAGGTTCAAGACCCTTGAAAGTGCATTAGGAATAGTTTCAACATTATCCTTAAGTGCTATAGAAGATTGTGCAGTAACAGTACCCACAACAACCAAGTTATTGGAAGTATTGAATGTTGCACAAAGACTACCATTAGTTTCTACTGTTACATTAGCATTACTTGCTGCTATAACTTTTGAGTTACCATTAGCAATCTCTGTAGCATTAACATTAAGTGTTGTCCACTGAACACCACTACCAGTACTTTCTAGGTACTTACCAGCAGAACCAGCAGAACCACCAGCAGTTAGTGTGCCAGCTAAGATTGCATTACTGTATGTCTTATTGGTTAGTGTCTGTGTACCATCTGTTGTTACAGCAGAACCAGATCCACCACCTCCAAATGGAGTGCCAAGTACTTGTGTAGAACTTAGAACCTCAGTTCCGTTGATGTAAATTGCTTTACCAGTTGGAAGGTTAATGTTCTCACTGATATCAAATCTATCACCAGCATCATTGAAAGCAATTGACTTGTCGGTTGTACCCTTAATTGTAAGTCCACCTCCATCGGCGGTAACATCTGTAGGACCACCTGCACCAAATGTAGCACCTGTTGCAGATCCTGTACCACCGAATGAAGCATCCAATGTTGCAGTAGTTCCTGACAATGCAGTAACCTTAACAGTACCAGATAGTGTTACACTTGCACCACCACTAGTTAATGTAATAACAACGCCTGGAGCAACATTTGTAGTATCACTAATGTTAGTGATAGTATTCTGTCCAGAAGTCATGTTACCAGTGAAACTTCCAGCAGCAACTTTAGCAAGAGTTAAGTTTCTATCTTTAGTTTCAACATCTACAGAAGCAACTGTTGTTGTAGTACCCTTGACTGTTAGGTTACCAGCAACTTCAAAGTCACCAGCAACAGAAGCTAATGTAGAAACATATGTTCTAACCGCTTTCTGTGTAGGAACTTTAACGTCACTATTCTGTGATAGTGTTCCATCTGTTGAGAATTCGTTAATAGAAGCACCCAACTGAGCACCAATTGAACCAAGTCTCAAGGACTGTAGACCAGATAAGTCAAACGCAGAAGCATCTAGAGTCGCCTTACCAGTCGCCTGTTCAACCCTGAAGAACTTACCAACGGCAAAGTTACCATCTTGGTCAGTAGAGACGTAGTAAACACGTCCTGGGCGGGTCTCATCGGTTTCCTGTGAAGGGACATTTGCCTGTGTTGACAAATAAGGCCAGTTTGTAGTTGTTCTATTTCCTGTACCAACGTCTAGGAAGTCGTGTGCAGTTAGACGAACTTGAGAATATCTGTAACGAGTCTTGAATGATTGACCATTAGTACATCCAATAGTCTTCTCATCAGCAAATCTTAGTATAGTAATACCAGTTGTATCTGGTGTAACAGCACTTAACTTGAAGAACTCATTGTCAATCTTAATGTAGTCATTTGCTGCGAAACTAACATTAGCAGCTTTAACACGCATTGTTAAAGATGAATTATCAAGATCCTTAATGGTCTTATCTTGAGCAGCAACTTTCTGTGCAAGTATTGTGATAGTAGCACCAGAAGAATGTGCAATTGCACTTGTTCCTTCTACAGCACGTGTAAGTTCAACAGATGTTGCAGATGGGAACGATACAACAGTGAACATCTCTGTTCCGATAACAAGATATCCACCGATAACCATTCCTGTAACACTACCAACATTAGCAGTGTGTGGAGAAGCAGCACCAACAAGAATATTGGACTGTAGTGTAGTAGTTGCTCCTTGATCTTTATAAAGAGCAATATTTGAATCACCATCATGAGCAGCAGCAGTACTTCCTAAGAGTCCTCTAGTATATGTAAGAGTACCTCTTCCATCTGGAGCACTGTAACTAGCACTAGAAATAACATATGATCCAGCATCATTGTTGACTCCATCATCAACCATTGAAACAGAACCACCTTGGTCTGGAGCAGATCCTAAACCTTCAGCAACAAGTAAGAATCCTTTCTGACCACTAGTAGCATCTGAGTTATTCTTAAGAGTAATTGTTGCACCTGATGTAGCACCAGTAACAACTTCACCTTGTTGGAAAGTTCCCTTAACTGGGAAGTAGTAAATCTTATCGGCAGTAACTGATTGATCGCTTCTTAGTTCACCAATAGCATTTGATGTACCACCAGTAATGTATTCATTTGCTGAGAATGTACCACTCTTAGAAGCATTTGAATCAGTACCAAGCATTAAACCGCCTACAGTACCATTAACTGTTGCCTCAGCAGCATCAAATCCTCTAGCAATACAACCGTACTTACCGTAAGATGAGTTACCAGATACAGCACGAATTCTTGCACCACCAGTTGAGATATAAGAGATATGTGCGTAGTATGTGAAGGAGGATACAATCTCCATTGCAGATGTACCCTTACCATAGAATCCTACACCGCCCTCTAAGACCTGTGTATAAGCGTCAAAGCAAGCTGATTTGAATGATGGGGTAGAAGAGTTATCCCAGTGTCTATGAGCACCTCCATCAATGAATGCACCAACAGCAGCACCACCTATAGCAGAACAGTTCTGAACGTATGGTGATTTCTGAATTGGTGAATTAGGATCTAATCTGAAATAACAACCCTTAATAGTAGAACCATCAATGTTCTTATCATCACTACCATTAGGAACGAATCCTGTCATTCCTTCCATCACCAAGTCCTTAACAATGGTATGAGTACCAATGTAGAACATGGTTGCATCACTGTTGTTATTTGTTGCTGCTGAATTAATGGTTATGTATGGTTCTGTCTTAGAAGTACCAGCCATATTACCATTACTAATAGCAGTTGTTACAACACCAACCAAAGTAGTAATAGCAGAAGCAACAGTAGGACACTTAGGATTAGCACCATCTGCTGTAATATTTGTATCTGTAGTCTGATTCTCACTGTTTCCAGCAGACTTAGTTACTGTTATGTTACGTATAACTTCAGCACCAACAGTATCAATATAATTTAATAGTGCTGTATCCTGAGTATTGTTACCAGTAATTGCAGTACCACCAACTAAAGCATTAGCATAATCCCAAACTTTATTATTAGAACCTGCCTTTACGTTATAAGCAAGAGCAACAACGTATGCTTCCAGTCTAGTCTTAACAGTTGCTTCAACACCACTAACAGCACCTACGTTTGCAACATGACGATGATAGACTTCATGAGCAATGAATGTTTTGTTTGCAGTAAGTAAATTAGAAGCATCTGCATTCTTATTACCGACAACATCAACATACTTGTCGCTAGTTGTCCATGTACCACCAGTTAAATTCAGAAGATGTACATTATTTGTGAAGTCAGAATCAAGAACCTTAGCAGTCTTAGTTCCAGCATCGTTCTCAATAGTTTCACCTAATTTTAAAGAAGTTAAACTAGATCCTAGAACCAATGCTTGCATATTTGAAGCACCAGATTTTGGCTTAATAACTGTGTTTCTTATGTTATCACCAAGTAATGAAACATAAGGAGGAACTTGAATTGGAAGAACTTCTTCGTAAATACCTGCCTTAATGTAAATACTAACTGGATTAGTTAGAGAAGGTGCATCAGAACCTGTTAATGCAGAAATAAAATCACAAGCATGACGAACTGTTTTAAATGCACGTTGAATTTGTCTACCACTATTAGTATCTAAACCAGTTTCAGCAACATAGTAAACACTAGTTGTTACATTATTTTCTTCCCATCTTGGTAGTAATGGTGAACCACCAACTGTTAATACTTGACCACTTGCAACTCGTTGTTCAGCAGCAGTACCAGTTGATCCAGTTGGAAGTGCAATTCTGTTAATACCACCAGCAGCCTGATAAAGTAAGTCACCAGTATCTTGAAGTACCTGTGCAGCAGAACCACCCTGTGATGTATAGTTCCAATAGTTACCATTAGTATCTAATTCTGGAGCTTTAGCAGCACCAGTAGTATCACTAGCAATACAAATATATGAGTTAGAGTTTCTGTTTACAACATCACCTAACTGATAAGTATCACCTGATGTCCAAGCACCTCTCCAATTAAATCCTTCACTAAGAAGATCCCAGTAAGTAGCATCAGTAGGAGCATTACCAGTAGAAGTTAATTTATTTACGTAGTTGTTACCACCATATCTAACAACATCACCTGGAGCATAAGCTGTTCCTGAAGCATACACACCAGCAGATTTAAATCCAGTTGTTATAACACTCCAATTTGTTGTATCGGCATTAGGAGTAGTTGCGGAACTATGATTATTTTTAGCAGTATAACTATAACCTTTGTAAGTTACAATATCACCAGTTTGATATGATGTATTGGCAACCCAGTTATCTTCAAATTTTAGACCTTCAACATAAGTCGCAAAATTAATAGCGGTAAATGTAGCAGGAGAAGTATGACCACTAGTACAACGATACTGAGTATTACCCTCTTTAACAATATCGTTTATCTTGTACCAAGTAGAAGCAGCCCAAGCTCCTTTATTAACAATACCTTCAGTATGAAGACTCCATTTAGCAACATCAGTTGAATAGAATAAATTCTCATTTGCTGATGAGGTATGGTTTGTTGTACAAACATATGAGTTTGCACCGTACTTGACAATATCGTCAATGACGTAAGCTGTTGAAACGGCCCAATTGCCCTTCCAATTAAACTTCAATCTGCCGAGTCTAAAATCTGCCATTTGTAAAATTCCTACTTAGGTCCGTTGGTTGTGTGATCATATGTTTTATTTAGTCTTGCGACTAAGTAACCATCATCATCAATAAAATAAGTCAAATTCCTGAAATCAAATCTGAATTGTTGATATTTATCGTCAGGATCTGTTGTTAGTGTCTTTGCTCCTGAAGGTGCATCAACATAATCAGTTCCTTGAAGAAAATTTTCATACTGTTCACCATCTAAACGATGGAAATCAAATACAGCATCTTCCGTAGATCTTGCTTTTGTATAATGAAGCATTCCTTCTGCATCTCTACGAAGAGCATGTACGGTAAAATCGTTTGCTTGAGCTACAGTTTGTCCAACTGTTCCGCTACTTGAACTAAGATGTAAAGCCATTACATTAATATCCTCCAGTAAGTTCCGTCCCAAACAAATTGAGTATACATGCCAGCTACATCAAGAATGAATTCGTGATCAGTATTCCCAAATTGATTTAAAAATTTAATCGTGCTGCTACTTGTAGTTAAAGTAACATTATTAATTGCCCAAGTTGATTTCATATCAACCACTTCAATCATATCTCCTACATGAGGAACTATACCATTTTGTTCATAAGGCATTGTCAATGACAAAGCAGAAGATGACGTGTCTATTAAATATCTAAGTCCACAAACAAGTTGTTGATTAGAATTTATATGTTCCCATCGTGCTCGCTGAAGTTCAAAACCTCCAACATCAGTACCATCATGAACAACAGCAGTTTTCTTTTTGGTGTCAACTGTTATTTCAGCATTAGCACCAGTAAACTGAGCGTGTTCTGTGGTAGTACCCTTTCTAAATTGTACTTGGGTTGTTGCCATCTACTATTACGCACTTTTCTCACATTATATTTATGGTTTAAATAATCCAGACCTGAGTATGAGGTGGCTGGAATAGTTGAACTTGTACTAATGCAATACCAGAAAGTGCAATTCTTCCACTGCCTTGATATCCTTTACGTACAAATGATTCATCAACATTATTGACGTTAGAGATTCTACCAGAACCTGCATATCCATAAGCACGAAGATCATAACTGTCTCCAGTGATATCAATCTCAACTTGTTTTTGTTCCGCAAATGTAAGGAGTGGATCTCCTGAAGTTCCTCTGACTGTGAGTACTCCACTCTGACTGAGTAATTTGGAAGTTCTGCTTTCTGCTCCAACTCCAATAAAGGAGAAGAGCATTTGCTTCTCTTCTGGATTGAAGGTAAGAGATTCCGCTGCACCTGAAAGTTTTCTGAGTGATCCAAATCCAACAAAGTCTCTTGCTCTGGTGATGGTTGCTTCTCCAGAAACTCTTGCTGTACCAGAACCAAAGTATACAGGAGAGAACCGAACTGTAGATTCTCCAAGTGTCTTGACTGTACCTTGACCAGATTCGCTTCTTGTTCTTGTAGTTGTACCCTGACCCAAGAAAGAGAAGAGCATTTGCTTCTCTTCTGGATTGAAGGTGAGAGATTCAGCAGCACCCTGGAATTTCTTAAGTGATCCAGATCCAATGTAAGGTCTACTACGAGCAATATCACCATTACCATAAACTCTGAATAGAGTTGGAATTGATGTGATAGCAATTGCTTGAGATTCTGCTGCTCCATTCCAAGTCCAGAGTCCACCAGTTCCTTCAATATCTGGAACATAATGAGTCTTGGCAGATCCAGTAATTCTAATAAGACCAGAACCAATATTATTTGGAACCCATCTAACTCTTGGAGTTCCATCAAGTCTGATAGTACCACCTTTAACGATTCCTTTAATGGTTGTACTTTCTGCTCCTGTTCCTGTAAAGGAGAAGAGCATTTGCTTCTCATCAGGATTGAAGGTAATAGATTCAGCAGCACCAGAGAATTTCTTAAATGTACCAGAACCAATCCATACAGGAGCAAATCTGTAAGTAGATTGAATTTCAATTCTAACTCCACCAACAGAATTCCAGTTAGGTGTGAATCTGTAATCTGCTGCCTCTGGATATATTGAAATTCTTCCATCACCTTCTGGAGGAACAACAAATGTACGTTCCGATCCTGCTCCTGTGAAGGAGAAGAGCATTTGCCTCTCATCAGGATTAACCGTAATAGATTCAGCAGCACCACTGAATTTCTTAAATGTACCAGAACCAATGAAGTCTCTAGATCTTGTGAAGTCAGTGAATCCACCAACTCTGAATAATCCAGTGCTTTCATATGCAGCAGCAGATGTTGCTGTTGATCCACCAAACGTAAAGAGTATACCATCACCTTCTGGAGGAATAACGAATGTACGTTCTGATCCTGTTCCTGTGAAGGAGAATAGAAGTTGCTTCTCTTCTGGATTGAATGTAATACTCTCGGCAGCACCAGAGAATTTCTTGAGTGAACCTGATCCAATATGACGTAAAGATGCTTTCGCAACTGCATCTCCAAATATGGGGATTCTGATATCTCCAACTTGAGAGATAGTTGCCCTGACAACTCCTTCTCCACGAAGACGAATATCTGTTCCTTTCTCTGGAGGATTGAATGTAACTTTCTCGGTTCCTGTTCCTGTGAAGGAGAATAGAAGTTGCTTCTCTTCTGGATTGAAAGTAATACTCTCTGCTGCACCACTGAATTTCTTGAGAGATCCAGAACCAACAATTGCTCTTGCTCTTGGTTCTTCTCCTTCTCCAGTAACCTTGATGACACCGTATCCAGGATATTTGGGTATAAAGAATACTGGGAAAGCATCGCCAGAAATACGAACTTGCGTTCCTTCCTCTGGTGGATTTGCAGTAAAGGTTTCTGTTCCAACTCCAGTAAAGGAGAAGAGCATCTGCCTTTCCAGTGGATTCCAAGTAGCAGACTCTGCTGCACCACTGAATTTCTTGAGAGAACCAGAACCAATATGTGTTGCTGGAGTAATAGACTCTGCACCAGTTCCAATAATTCTGACAGTACCAGAACCTGGATGAAGTAGACTGAATAGTGTATATGCTTGAGATCCAATCTTAAAGAGACCGTCTGCTTTCTCAACATTAGCAATACATTCAGCAGAACCACTAAGTTTCCTGATACGTCCAGATCCAATCTCTGTTGCTGGTGTAAAGCTCTCTCCAACTGTACCACCAAATCTGGTAAGAACTCTTCCAAAGTAAGGAGGAGTCCAGAATGTAGCACCAGCACCAAAGATACTAATACCAGCTTTACCAGAAACAGAGTAACCAGTAGAAACAATATTCTCAACAAAGTGAGTCTTGGCAGTGCCTGTAATTTCAAATGCACCGTATGGACATAACTTAGAACGAGTTCCAAGTATCCAACCATAATCTCTATGTTCTGGTGCGTTAGCATCAGAAACAAGACCATAATCTTCAGTAACAGATGGTGTTGTTAACTGATTTGGAATTGTGTATGTAGAACCTGGTGCTATAGCAAGTGTAGTTCCAGGAGCAACCTTAATACATCCATTTGCAGCAGTAGTATTGGTGGATATTGTTCCACTATTTGCTACACAGTTAGTTAGATTCTGATTAACAAGGAATCCATAATCAAGATCTACATCATCTATACATGCAGAATTGTTATATGCTTCAGTATGTTTTTCATGTCCTTCTTCACAAGTAATCCATTTAAGTTGAGCATCACCAAGATTAGTATGTCCATCATAGAAATCAATATTACCAAGATTGATATATTCACTTCTAAGAACGTAAGTATCAAGTGTGAAGTTTGCAAGTTCTTCTAACTCATAACAATCTGGTTTTCTTGGTAAGAGGTTAATTGAACCAGATCCAACATAATCAAATGATTTCCTTAGTTCAACTGTGGCGAAGTTTCTAAGTCTTCCAGAACCAACATAAGACTCAGTGTGTTTCTCACTAGTAATACCACCAATGAAGGAGAACAACATGTCTCTTTCAAGTGGATTGAAGGTGAGAGATTCAGCAGCACCAGTGAATATTGGGATTCTTCCAGATCCTTCAAATACTCTTGCACGTAGATCAATAGAATCACCACTGATTCTATAAAGACCTGTTGTATGTTGAGCACTCCAACGAACAGACTCAGCAGAACCTGAAAGTTTTCTAATTCTTCCAGAACCAACATAAGATTCTGTATGCTTCTCTGTTCCAACTCCATTGATAGAGAATAGAAGTTGTCTCTCAAGTGGATTCCAAGTAACAGATTCTGCAAGACCAGAGAATTTCTTAAGACTTCCAGATCCAACAAAGTCTCTAGATCTTGAAACATCAGTGTCAGAGAAGAATCTATAAAGACCTGTAGCACCTAAAGCAACAGATGTTGATTCAGCAGAACCACCCATTGAGAAGAGAGTTCCTTGACCCACTTCAGAAACATCAAGTGGTAATGCAGTCTTACCAAGTATCTTAAAGATAGGTGGAGTTCCATCACTAGTAAAGTGGAACTGCTTAGTAACAATAACATCAGTTTCAGATGTAATCCTAAAGAGACCATATGGTGTTCTTAGATCACTTCTTTCTCCTAATATCCAACCATGATCTATCTGCTGTGGAGCATTAGGATTAGCAACATCACCATAATCAATTGTTACTGATGGTGTTGTTAACTGATTTGGTATTGTGTAAGTATTGCTTGGTGCAATAGCAAGTGTAGTTCCTGGAACTATCTTAATACATCCACTTGCTGCTGTTGTGTTAGTGGATATCGTTCCACTAACAGTAACACAATTTGTTAAATTTGTATTAACAAGAGTTCCATAATCAATTTCACTATATGGAACAAATGCAGTTTGAGTATAAACTTCTGTATGTTTCTCGTGTGACCACTCTGTAAGTTGACCCAGTTGGACAGCACCGAGTTTTTTAGTTTGATGCCAATTATCATTAGGATCAGTAAGACCTTTCCAATGAGGTGCAAGAGATTCATGAACTTCTAATGTGAAGTTAGCAAGATCTGACAAGGAATGATCTGTGGGTTTCCTTGGTCTTAACTTAAGACTTCCTGAACCAATATAATCAAAAGTACCTTTCTCTGCTTCAAGCTTAGCAAAATTCCTGAGTCTACCAGAGCCGACCCAAGATTCTGTGTGCTTCTCGCTTGTTAATCCACCTGTAAAGGAGAAGAGCATTTGCTTCTCCAAAGGATTCCATGTTGCAGACTCTGCTGCACCACTGAATTTCTTAAGGCTTCCATCACCAAGAATACCAATACCAATACCAATAGTTGCGGTTCCACTAAGCGGAGTAAGTCCACCACCTGCACGAGAGGTGGTGAACGAGGCATCCGCAGAACCGAATATTCGGACCTTACCATCAGCAATAGCACCCCATACAGCTGGAGATACTTGTCTACCAAACTTCCTTATTCTACCTGAACCTATCCATGCATTTGTTGCCTTGGCTTGTGCCTCACCAATTACCTTCTTAAATCCAAATCTCCTTCTCCAACCATGAAGTATATGACCACGATTCTCTATGGTCACACCATTAAGTTGTGTTACTAATCCGTTATCTACAGTACTTCCAGCATTAGCAGTAATTAATCCAAAGTCAAGTTCTGAATAACCTTCTACAATATCAGGTTTGTAAATATATGCTCTACTTTCAGTTGCACTTATAAACTTAAATATCTCAGTGCGACTTCCTATATTAGTCTGGAATGATGAAATCCTTCTTGCAGCAAGGAAACTAAGAGTACTTGCTCCATGTTGTCCAACTGTCTCTGATTTATTTCCAGCTTCATATGAATAGATGCATATCCCACCTTGACATACAATACTCGTTATAGGTGAATCATAATATTCATAACTTGCTCCACCACCATATCTCAATAAAGGTGGCCAAGATTCATATACAAACTTTTCAATTTTAATACTGTTGTATATTCTAGGTTTAAATTGTCTTTCGTCAGATTGGCTGTTTAAAACATCACTTCCGTGATCGGAAATGATACGTGATCCGCTTTCTGAGGTATAGACGTATTGTGCCATATCAACCTAGAATCCAACAAAAAAGGGGATTGCAAACGCAACCCCCACAAAGTAAAGAATATAAACTGGGTATACTCTATGTATAATCAGTCTAGGCTGACATTTAGAGTAACCTTGATTTGGTCACCACTGTTTTGAATAGCGTATGGACCATTTGTAAACTGTTCTGCGAAGAATATACTTGAGTATAAAGTAGCATCTGCTGGATAAGAAGATGCTTGAATCGCAGGAGTTGTAGTAAACGTACTATTTGATGGAACACTATCAACTGTATAATGCTGTGCAGTAATTGTACTTGAAGTACCTTGTGCAATGTAGATAACATCACCAACATTCAAACCATGAGCAACAGCAGTACCACTAGGATCTGATGTTACAATACCAAAATCAAAGTTTACTTTATCATTGCTACTTGCTGTACCAATGTTATCTGTAAGTTGCTTGTTTAAGAAAACTTTTGGTCCTATTTCACCAGTCTGCTTAGAATAATCAATACCAGTAATAACTGTATCAGCAGGGAAAGCATCTGGACCTGTATTACCACCACCAGTTGTTTTAGTAACTTTTTGTCCAATAGTTAAATCAGATGCAACATCTGGAGTAAATGTAGCATTACCTGAAGCAGCACCACCTGTAATTGGTTTGTCTAGATAAATGTTCTGTCCGTCAATACCAGAAACACGTGTTTCTGTTGGAATATTTGTACCAGCAACTCTCTGTCCTACTTTAATTTGTGCGAGATTACCACCAGCATCTACTCCAATAACAAAACTATTTTGAACACCAGAAGCAATATTTTGAGTGAAATCAGTTTCTAATAATTCAATGTAGTCATTACCAATAACTCCTTTACATCCTGCTTTTTCAATAGTTGTAGCAGCAGCAACTGTACCACCATCAACAACACCATGAAGTGATTCAGGCATATTGTTTGCACGTGCTAAGTAGTAACCATAAACATTACCAGCAGCACCAGAGAATGTAAAGATTTGCTCAGGGTAAGAAGCAGTTGTTCTACCAACGGCAAATACACAAGCAGTACCAGCAGTAACATTAGCAGTTAACTTCTGACTTATCTCAATATTGTTACCGTCAATATCAACAACATAGGTATTTGCAGGGATTCCAGTTCCTGTAACATAGTCTCCTTTCTTAAGATCAGTATTGTCAGGTGCAACTACAATCTGATAAGTTCCAGTAGAACCAGAAAATGTTTTATTAATACCAGCACCACTACCAGTAGTAGCAATTGACCAACGGTTACCATTTAGGAGTATACCATACTGTTGAGAGAAATCTTGATTCTCTTCAGTTCTATTATTCTTACAAACTGGATATCCAGTAGTAGCAGAAGAACCATATCCACTAGTGTTAGTGGCATTGTATGGTTCAAAATATTTTGTCGCTGAAGGGACATCCTGTTCTGAAGGTGGTGTTGAAGGTCCTGTGTAAAGCTTCAATACCAAGTTTCTTGGAATTTCGTGTGTCGCATTCAATAAGGTGCGGAGTGAATCAATCTCACCCTGGTCGGTAACTAGCAGTGCCATTTAAGTTTACTCCTCGTGATCTATGTCCTAT